AATGCCACATTCACTGCATTTTGCATTTCCTCATCCAAGATGCCAATGTATCGCATCGTAGTCAAGACATTCGCATGCCCATAGTAAACCATCACATCTTCAATGGACACCCCACAATCAAGCAGTCGCCTACCAAACGTCTTCCGACATGAGTGCGAGCCAATTCGAGCAGGATCAACACCCAATTCCGCACCATAACCCTTCAACCTCCTGTTGTAATTCTTCAACGACATAGGATAACCACCTGCACAAGATGCGAATAAAAAATCATCGGAAGATAAATCCGAACGACTTTCAATAAATTCACGCATGTTCCGCGTCATAAAAATTTTACGATTCTTCTTACTCTTATTCTGATAAACAGTAAAAGATGAACCTATCGGACAATCAATAACGTCATGAACACGGATCAATTCAATTTCATTAAACCTCAATCCAGCTTCAACACCAAAGACAATAAATCCTCTGATGATAGGATCATCCACATGATCAATCAGCTTCTGATAGTCCTTAAACTCAATAGGTAAACGTCCTTCCATAGAACCTCCTTCAACACCAGCAACACCAGCAACACCAGCAACCAGCATTCAAGCCCACGCCCAGCGTTAGCAGGCTTCAATGCTTCCTCAATGCCTTCCAATGCCTCTACTGTAATGCCTGCCAATGCCCGACGCAATGCATTCGTGAATGCCCACACAATGCGATCGGGAATGCTTTACTAATGGTCATTCAATGGTTATGCGCGCAGGTGCGCTTTAAACCATAGTGCGAGCCGAGCGTCAGCGAAGGCGAGTTCCCAGGAGCCACGCGCCTAATACATCCGTTCCCGTCCCAGGCTCATTTCACATTGTGAAATTTCCAGTTGTCGCGGCTCCATCAATTCCACCCTGCGCCCTGCCCGAACCAGTAAATTCCCATTCTCTACAAATAGGACTTTGCCAGAGTTCGCAGTATTGCCGGTTCGGTTCGGTATCGTTCCAGCAAATGTCGAAAATTCGGCAAATCTGAAACCATTTTAATTCTGAGGGGGTCTTTGAGGGGCGGTATTCTCGAAAAACGTCCGATTTAATAGTATAGGTTAGGAAGACATTCAATTTCCCTATTTCCAATTTTCCAAATGATGAAGCCGGCTTACGCCGGCTTTTTTTTGGTCATTTAAAAATTCTGACCTTTCTGAGCGTTTTTCTCTGCCCTCATCCTCTTCCTTCTCTCAGTAATTTTCGCGATCTTACTCTTACTCAAATCCGTTCCACCTCGCCAAATCTGCCCCAACTTTTTCCCCGGCATGTTGTTCTTATTCCACTGCAACAGCCAAACCAATTCATTCAAAGTTGGATAGAACCTTTCTCCCCGCGCATACGCTTCATGGTAAGGCAACCTGTTCTCATACCATGGGCATTGCTTGAATAGTTCGGGATTCGCCAATTCCCATTGGTAAATTTCTTCTGCTCTTCTATCCCAATCAGCCAGTAGAAGTTTAGCTTTCTCAATTCGTTCAAGTAAAAGTTTACGGTTCCCATAAATCCACGCCATTTTTCTGCGAGAAAACCAACACACATTTCCGGTGTAGTCTGATGCCATCTTTAAATACCTCTTTTAAATGGAGTATTTAAAATGGCTACGCGCAAAATTATAAATCAAAGGCCACAGAAGAATGTATCGTCAGTGCCTGAGCATGAACTTGAAAGAGTTCAATTACAGGGTAAGGCGGCCTTAGAGCAGTATCGAAAGGACTGTGAACTGCTGGATCTAACTTTGTCTGAGGATTACGGGTTCAAGGCGATGGATCGTGAAGGTCTCAGCCGAATGAACACCGCGATCTTCTCGATGATGGGTGGACTTCCGGCTGCTGCGATTTGGGCACAACAGAATCCGAACATTTTTTATAAGATTTTCTTTAATCAGAACAACATAAACCCGCAGAACATCAACATTAGTGGGCAGAACATTCAGGTTATTACTGAATTTGCTGAATCTCCACTGGATCAAGTTCAATTATCTGATCTAGGCGAAATTATTGATGTTGATGCGAAAGAATCGGAGGCTGAATGAACCAGCCTATCCGATTGAATTACAGGGCTAGACCTTATTTCAAGACTTTCCATCAGAGAGCACAGCGATTTGCTTTTCTGGTTGCCCATCGTCGTGCGGGCAAGTCTTATTGTTTGTTGGGCGATTTAGTTGTTCGAGCATTACACAATAAGACCCCAAACCCGCAGTATGCATACATTGCGCCGATGTTATCTCAGGCTAGAAACATTGCGTGGAAGGCGTTGAAGAACATTCTTGGAGATTTGCTTGATCATTGCAAAATTTCAGAAACCCGATTGTCGATCACTTTACCGAACAAGGCTGAAATTCGTTTATTCGGCCTAGATAATCCGGATGCATTGCGTGGATTGTATTTCAACGGTGTTGTTCTTGATGAGGCTCAGGATTGTCCAATTGAAGTTATTACAACTGTCATTATTCCTGCGATCACTGACAAGAGAGGTTTTCTAACTTTTTCTGGAACTCCGAAAGGCACTGCTAACACGTTCTATCAATACCGAGAGCTTGCCAGGAACAATCCTAGTGAATGGTTCTATGAAGAACTTCCGATTTCAAAGACTAAGATTATTTCAGAGACTGATTTAGCGGAAGCCAAGGCTCAGATGTCTGATGAAGATTATGAGCAGGAATTCGAGTGCAACTGGCTATCAGGCAACATGGGTGCAATTTTTGATAGATACCTGTCAAACAGCCCGGTTGAAGAGTTTGAACATGATCGAAAGCTGAATGTCAATTTAGTTTTTGACATTGGTTTTTCTGATGCTACAGCAGTGTGGTTTTATCAACTGCGAGATGGTAGATGCGACATTCTGAATTATTACGAATGTCAGCAGAAATCAATTTCCACGGTTGTCGCAGAGTGCATGGAGATTGCGAAGCATTTCAATTTTTCTGTCGGACACATTTATCTACCGCATGATTCTTACAATAGGACTGCGCAAACTGGAAAGTCTATTGTTGAGAAATTATGGGCAGAAGGTTATTACAACATCAAGAAAATACCGGATGTCAGTGTCAAATCTGGAATTAGTAATGCAAGAGACTTTTTCAAGCATTGCCGATTTCATCAGCGGTGCCATCTTGGTCTTGATGCTTTAAAAGAATACAAGTATCAATACAATCATAAGTTGAAGTCTTTCTCTAAGACGCCTGCTCATGATTGGTCATCGCATGGAGCGGATTCGTATCGTTATTTGAGTTTATGTGTAGACGAAAATGATTTGCTAATGTCGAAAAGAACAGCGTTATCGTCATTACCGTCAGTTTTCCCACCTGAGGAATACATGAGATCGCGTCCTGACCTTTATTCTACTGAGCACATTCAATTTTTTTACGATACTGACAGCGAAGATTCTTTCCTATGAGCTGCAATACCATTAAATACCTCTTTTAAGAGGTATTTTTATGGAAAAGTATAATCAAGACTATTGGAAGAAAGAAATTGCAGAAGCAAAGTCTCGTAGAAAAGACTGGTTAGCCACTGCGGAAAAAATTTACAAGTTGTATTTGCCGAAGAAGACAGATTCAAACAATTCACGTGCTCAGAAGAAGATTCGCTTCAACATTTTTAATTCAAATGTTGGGGTTCTTGAATCTGCTCTTTTTTCACGCATTCCGAAGCCGACAGTTTCTCGTAAATTCTCCGATCCGGGAAACCCTGTTGCTCGTGTGGCTTCAACAATTCTTGAAAGAGTTTTGCTTTCAGAATTGACAGCAAATTCTAACTTTAAATCTGCAATCAAGAAGACTGTTAAAGATTATTTGGTTGTTGGTTTTGGGGTTTCTTATGTTCGATACGATGCTGATGTATCAAATCCACTGATGCTGTCGGATGATACTGAGGATCTGATGGCTGAAACTTCTGCGATTATTCAATCACAGAATACTGACATTGAACATGTTCTTTATAAGGACTTTTTCCATTCTGATGATAATTCTTGGGAAAGTGTTCGTTGGGCAGGACGCCGAGTTTATCTATCAGAAGACGAAGTGAAGCAGAGATTTGGCTCTGAAATTGCGAAGTCTATTTCTTACCTTGGCGAAGATAAAGAAGAATTCGAGATTGGGGAAGACAGGTGTAAGACCGCCGAAGTTTTTGAAATTTGGTGCAAGCAAACAAAGAAAGTTTATTTCATCAATCTTGGCTCAGATGAAATTCTTGATGAAACAGATGATTTGCTGGGACTTCCTGAATTTTATCCGTTTGCAACTCCGCTCATCGCCAACAAAGATTCTGAAAACACGCTTGAAGCGGTATCAGACTTTGAACTATTGGAATCTCAGTATAAGCAACTGGATGTTCTGAACAACCGCATAAACAAACTCACTCAGGCTTGCCGGCTGGCCGGTATCTATTCCGCCGAACACAGTGAAGTGAAAGCGGTGCTTGAATCATCTGGAGATTCGGTTCTTGTGCCAATGCGAAATTTCCAAGGTTTTGCAGCACAGGGAGGTTTCAATAATGCGATCTCTTTCATGGACATCACGCAGATTGCGAACGTCCTGGCGCAGCTATCCAATCAGCGCGAAGAGGTTCAGCGCCAGATCGAAACACTGTCCGGCATTTCTGACGTTCTTCGTGGTGGAGGCTCAAATCCGTATGAATCCGCTGCGGCCACCACTGCGAAACTGCAAGGCGCTGGTGTTCGTCTTGCGACCAAACAAATTGACGTAGCCGAGCACGTAGCCGAACTCATCCGCAAGCGTGCGCATTTAATCTGTAAGTTCTATTCACCTGAACAGATTATTCAACGCATTGGCGATCTTCCACAAGAAGATTTTCAATACGTCATGCCGGCTCTTCAAATGTTGAAAGATGAATTGGCGATGCATTTTTCAATCACTGTTTCGACAGATTCGCTGATGGCTCCCGAATTCCAGAACATCGCGGCTGAACGAAATCAAGTCATTCAGGCATTGTCCCAATTGATCCCGCAAGCTATTTCTGCTGGAACACAATTTCCGGAAATGGGTGGTGCTCTTCTACACATGCTGAAATGGACTGTGAGCGGAATGAAGGGCGCATCTGAAATTGAAGGTGTCATTGAAACAAATTTGAATAACTTCATGCAAGCCCAGGCTGCTGCTCAAAACCAGCCAGCACAAGAAGAAAAACCAGACGTTGCGATGCTGCAAGTCCAGCTACAACAACAGCAATCTGCACAGAACGCTGAAGTTAAAGCTCAGGAACTTCAATTATTGGCTCAGAAACAGCAAATGGAATTTGAGTTGAAGCAACAACAACTTCAAATTGAGTCTCAGAAACTGCAACTGCAAATGGCTGAATTAGAAATTCAGAAACAGAAGATGGCTTTTGAAGCACAGAATCAGGTTGCTGAACTAGAAATGAGGAAGTCTGAATTTGAGGCCAAGATGGACATTGAGCGCCAGAGACTGGAACAGAGCGAAGAGCAATTCTTGATGAAGCTGACCCAGGAACAGCAACCACAAGAACCAGTTCAAGAAATTACTGAGCCAACACTCTCAATTTCAGAAGCTGCTTCACTGATTAGGGAGTCAATAAATTCGGTTGGTGAACTTGCTAATCGTCCCGCAACAATTTCAGTTCAGCGTGGAGATGATGGAAGTCTGACTGGTCAAATAATTTAAGGAAGAATCATGGCTCAATTATTTTCTAACAATGCTCTGACATTATCACTAACACCGATAACAACAGATGACATGCAAATTAGTTTGAAGCCAGGAAGTGGGGTTTTATTCCCCACTTTACCGCTTGGGCAAGTTGAAGATTTCTTTTTGATCACTCTGGAAAATCAGACTGCAACTCAAAGAGAAATTGTATCGATCATCGCTCGTGAAGGTGATGTGCTCTATGTTGGCGCTCGTGGTCTTGAAGGAACAGAAATTCAGAACTGGCCGGAGCG